GGGCGAATTGAGTGGCCGCGTACTACAACGAAATCGAGCCGTTTGCCGCCCAGTGGCTACGCAACCTGATAGCCGCTGGACACATTGCGCCGGGGGAAGTCGATGAGCGTTCAATTGTCGATGTTCGCGCCGACGACCTCCGAGGATTCACGCAATGCCACTTCTTCGCGGGGATTGGAGTCTGGAGCCACGCCCTTAGAAACGCGGGATGGGATGACGAGCGGGAAGTCTGGACCGGAAGCTGTCCATGTCAACCATTCTCCAGCGCGGGGCGCGGTGGCGCTTTCAATGATGAGCGCCATCTCTGGCCGCACTTCTTCCGGCTCATCCAAGAGCAAAGACCTGACGTTGTGTTTGGCGAGCAGGTTGCAAGCAAGGACGGACTCGCATGGCTCGACTTTGTTTGCGCTGACTTGGAAGGCGAGGATTACTCCGTCGGGGCGGTCGATACCTGCGCTGCGGGCTTCGGCGCTCCGCACATCCGGCAAAGGCTGTATTGGGTGGCCGACACCGGACGCCGGGGCGTTTGGGGTTCAGGACTCGACATGGGAGGCGAGGCGTGCGGAGCTAAAGGTAAAGCACGGCAACAACGGGTTTGGAATGACGGTGGCGATGGCGGCGCAGTTGTCGAGCTGGCCTACCCCACAAGTGGCCGATGTGAACGCAAGCAGAGTAAAGAACCCGCAGGAATATTCCCTGAAGCAAATGCAAAGGGAGAACAGCGGAAGCAATCTAGCGTGGACAGCGCAAGCATTGTCGAGCTGGTCAACGCCGACAAAAGCCGATGCGGACAAGATGACCGGAAGACCGGAGAGCATTCCAGCTCGCATGGCTGCGGGGAAGCAAATCGGAGTAGTGGGGGAAGCGACGTTGGTGGTTTCTGGGGAGACCTTGAATGGCTCCCCTGCCGAGACGGAAAAGCCAGGCCAACTAAACCCGGCCTTTTCCCGCTGGCTCATGGGGTTGCCGGAAGAGTGGGACGCCTGCGCGCCTACGGAAACGCCATCGTTGCTCCGCAAGCGCAAGCCTTCATTGAGTCCTTCATGGAGTGCCGACCGTGATTAAAGACGATGACGCTGAGCGAGCCGTGGATTTTTTACGCCAGTCCGCCGAGGAAGCCGCACAAGCTCGGGCGAATGTTGCCTACCTGGAGTCGTGGATGAAGGTTGTGAAGGCGCAGGAAATGGCCGCTAGCGACGAGTCTAGCCAAGCCGCGAAAGAGGTCGAGGCCCTTTGCTCCGCGAAGTATCGTGAAGCTTTGGAGGGCTACAGGGCTGCGGTTGAGAAGGACAACGCTTTCCGGTTCAAGCGGGAAGCTGCGATGGCGAGGATTGAAGCGTGGCGAACGCAGTCGAGCAATCTGCGCGGGATGGGGCGATGAGTTGGCTCAATCCACTTGCGAGCGTTTCTGTGCGACGCGCAGGACCTCCGCCGAAGAAGGTACGCGAGAAGCGCGACCGCCAGATGGCGCGATATCTTTCTATGGGCTTGTCTCAGCGTGACATAGCCAAGCTTCTAGGGATCAGCAGGACGAGCGTGCAAAAGAGGATGCGGAAATAGTGAATCAATTTGCCTCTGTGCTGTCTAAGTTCCATATGGAAAACAAGACTGACGGACGCAAAAATCGTCGCGTAATGAGCGATGAGGAACACGCAAAGCATTTCTGGAATCAGGTGGAGAAAACCGATTCTTGCTGGCTTTGGAAGAGAGCAATAACAGAAAGCGGATATGGAGTTTTTAGGCGCGGTAACGCCACGAATTACGCGCACCGATACTCGTACACGCTTACCAAAGGTGCGATTCCTGATGGGTATGAAGTAGACCACCTGTGCCGCGTTCGTGGGTGCGTGAATCCAGAGCATCTGGAAGCTGTGACGCCAAAAGAAAATTGGCGCAGAGGAACTAGCCCAAGTGCTATTTCCATCGCCACAAACAAATGCATCAGGGGTCATGAATTCTCTGACGAGAACACTTATATCCGCCCAGACAACGGAAAAAGAGGTTGCTTGACCTGTAGGCACGATAACTGGAGGCGGTGGTATGCAGAAAACGGCGCGGAGAAAAACAAAAAAGACTACCAGCGCAAGATTGCTCAAAGCAAAAGCATGGAAGCTGTTTAGCGAATACGTGCGAAAGAAATACGCCGACGCTGATGGATACGCTACCTGCTACACATCCGGGAAAAGGGCGCATTGGAAGGAATTGCAATGCGGCCACGCCATCGGAGGAAGGCACAACGCGGTTTTGTTTGACGAGGAAATCTGTCGCCCTCAAAGCGTTGCCGAGAACATCTACAAGCGCGGTAACTATCCGGTTTTCACTACCAAGCTAATCAAGGAAAACGGCATGGAGTGGTGGGAGAAAAAGCTGGAGGACAGCAAGAGGATCGTTAAACACACTCGCGCAGACTTGGAAGCGATGATTGAAAGGTACTCCAATGCTTGACCTCTTCGCGCCTTCTATCCAGCAGCTTCAATCGCTCGGCATCAGATACACCATCCGAGAAAACAGGATCGCCAAGGTAAACGAGAGATCAAGCGATTCAAGATCCGACAATGTAGCCAAGGCAAAAAAAGACCCCGAGGCAATGAGAAAGCGTCATGCCGAGTGGAAAGCGTTATTCGCCATCGGCAAGACTCCGCAGGAAATCGCGGATCAATCCGGAGTAGATCCGACCACGGTTAGGCGGGTGACTGGCGGGCGGTACAAGAGAACGCGCAGGAAATGCTGTTCTATTCAGGTAGGAAAGAAAACCTATCTATCGCAGATCGAGGCGATGCGTGATCTGCATATTTCGCGGGTCAAGCTCTTGGACTGGATCGACAAAGGGAAGGCAAAGTATGTCCGATGAACTGGTCGAAGCTGCATTCCTAGCCGGTGTACCTCGCTGGACGGATGAACTGGCTAGGGCTGTGAGGAACAAGGATACGGACGTAGCTGAACTGCTGGCGTGGAGACTCGGAAACGGGTTTCTGAAGATTGCTCAACTGATGCAAGAAAAAGGAGGAGCGAATGGGGCGTCCTGAGAAACTGACCAAGGAGCAGCAAGCCGAGGCAATCGCCAGCTTGAATGCGGGTGATACGCGAAAGTCTGTCTGCGAGCGTTTCGGTGTTTCGGAGATCACGCTGCGCCGGTACGAGAAACTAAACGCGGAGTTTGTTGCCGGCCAGAAAGCCGAGCAGCAAATGGTCGCGCAAGAGGTCGCGCAGGAAATGGCCCCGCCCGAGGCTGCATGACACGCATAGCCTCCGCCCTACATAGCAGCGACCTCTCACACAAAGAAAGGCCCTGCGATTCCGACACCGTTCGGGCGTTGGGGCTGGTGGCTATCCACAGACCTCTAGGCGTTCTGGTGATGGAGTGCTTAGAGTCCTGCGCGGGAGATTCCCCCCACGATGCCCGCCGAGTCCGAGAACTAATCGCAGCAGTGGCAGAGGTAGCAAAGAAACAGGCTCAACGTGACCGGATCAAGATCCAGGCCCACAAGGTAGCCGAGGTGATGGTCAAGGAGCTGATATTCCCTTGCTCTCGTTGCGGAGGGCGGGGTTTCTTACCCCTGACCTACGGGCCGGAAGCCAGCGACGAACTGAAGGGCGAGGAATGCCCTACCTGCGGCGGCTCAGGAAGGGCTAGGCGCGATTTTCGGGCTAGGGGTGAGGCGACGGGCCACGATCACTACAGCATCGCTGTAAAGCGGTTCTATCAAGCCCTAGAGGGTCGGCTAAACGAAGCTGAGTGGACGAGTCGTTTCTATTTCTTTATGAAGTTCGGGCTAATCAAGCAAGAACGATTGCGGGATATGCGCGGGAACTAATGCGCGCACTTGCGGTCTAAGTTTTGATGCTGTATAACCGGACATGCTGTAAATCGGTTCAGTAGTCTAGATCCCGCGCCGGACAAAACCGGGCGGCAATTTGGGCGGCGGCTCTCGAAAGAGTAAGGCTCACCGAGAGAGAGAACCTAGCTAGGTTCGCTCGCCCCCAAGAAACGCACTTCCCGCGTACCCGTATGGCGTCTGGATTGCCAGCGGGTGAAGCATATGGGGCTTGGCCTAGCCGACGGAAAGAAATGGGCTGGTGTGACCCGCACCGTTCACTTGCGTAGCGGCAAGGACATAAACAAAGAAAACCCTAGCGGCTTAAGTGCCGCCCTGCCAACAGTTCGCAGAACACCGCGAGGGGAACGTTTCGCCCGAACGAAAATCGCGGCTCTTTGATAATTTTTCCGCTACTAACTTGCCACGGCTACAAACCTGCCCAGTTGGGGCAGAGGCCGCTAATGCCTGAGAGTACGGGCTATCCCTGACAACAGGGTGAGGCAGGGGGTAGGGGTAAAGGGTAATTGCGTCCAACGAATTCGCACTTCTCGTCGCTACGCGAGAACCATGATGGCGGCTCTCATGGGGGTAAGAAACCGCCACCTATTCCAGAATTCCCCCGCCCCCGGAACAACGCTCAGTCCTCCTCCTGACCCAAAGGTCCGGTGCGGCGGGGGAGCCTCACCCTTCGGACGGTTGTCGTTCGCTCAATGTGTCCTTGACATAGGGCGAGTGCCATTCTGATTCGCCCTCGTACTTGTTGTCGATCGGCTTTGCCTTTGTCATGCCGCATCCGGCATCGGGGACGGTGACTTCCCACCATCCCGGCTCGGTGTTCCAAGAGCCTTGATGGTAGAAACGGTCGCCGACTTTGATTTCTGTGGTGGTCATTTCTTTGACCTTTCGGAAAATAGAATTTCTTTGGCTTCTTCGGGTGAAATGGTAAGACGATAGCTTGCGCTTATTTTTGCCCTGCGGACGGCTTCACGAAGCCCGCCCGAGAGATTGCCGAAGCCCAGGATTCGCGCCCGCTCGACGGTTAGGGGATCGAGTGAGACGAGGTATTTCTTAACCGTCTTGCCTCGCAGGGAGTCGTGGGCGGGGAGTTTCTTCACTCGGCCTCCCCGAGTTCGCGGAGGAGGGCGCGCACCTGCTCAAACTCCGGGTTTTCTGCGCCGCCTCGCTCCAAGTCGGCAAGCAATTCTTCCACGTTGCGCAGCGCCTCGACCAGCTTGGGATAGGCGTTCGCGGCGTGGACGATGTAGGCGGCGTTCTCGCGGTGGCCGTAGACATCGGCGACGCCGGTCTTCTTGTCGGCGGTCCAGATGCCGCGAATGCCGAGCTTGTTCGCCTCAAGCGTCGAGGCGGGACCGGTTCGGTACGGCAGCGCAGTAGCGGGTTTTTGTGCGGTCATGGTTAGGCTCCTTGGGTTAGGTGCTGCGTTGAACGTGGAGCCAGTATATACCCGAAGATATACTTTTCCAATGAATTATTTCTATCGCCCATAAACCAGCCGATAGGCTATGGATACTGCGGCGCACAAACAAATGAGCGACCTGACGCATTCAGGGATGCCTGAATTACAGGAAATAAACAGGTATGAAATTTGAAAAGGGAAAGTCCGGCAATCCCGGCGGGCGTCCTAAAGAAGACCCCGAAGTAAAGATACTGGCCCGCCAGCACTCCAAGGACGCTGTAGAGCGCCTTGTGTACTGGATGCACTCAGAGAACGCCAAAGCATCGGTCAGCGCGGCACAAGCGATCTTAGACCGTGCTTGGGGCAAACCTTCGCAATCGGTTGACCTTGGAACCAAGGACGGCCAGCCGCTAATTACCGAAGTGGTCTGGAAGTTTGTCGAACCCACTAGTCGAAGCGGCTAAAGTTTTCCATCCGCTCGCGCAACCGGCGCGATACAAAGGGGCTTGGGGCGGTCGAGGGTCGGGGAAGTCGCATTTCTTCGCGCAGCTTTGGCTTGCAGAAAACCTGCGGGATCAGCTTGATTGCGTGATGATCCGCGAGGTACAGAAAGACCTAAGCTTTTCGGTAAAGAAACTCCTAGAAGCGAAAATCGAGCAGTACAACGCTGGCCTCTACTTCGAGGTTCAGGATCGCAGGATCGTTTCCAAGCTTGGAGGGAGGACGATCTTTGAGGGGATGCAGAATCACACCGCCGATTCGATCAAGTCCCTGGAGGGCTTCAAGCGGGCGTGGTTTGAAGAGGCTCAAAGGGCCAGCCAGCGAAGCCTAGACCTGCTTCGCCCGACGATACGGGCCGAGGGGTCGGAACTGTGGTTTTCGTGGAACCCAGAGCAATCTACGGACCCTGTAGACGTTCTGTTGAGGGGTGAGAATCCTCCCCCGCGTTCGGTCGTGGTGAAGGCGAACTATCGGGATAACCCTTGGTTGCCCAATGAACTGACCGAGGAGCTGGAATACGACCGCAACCGCGATCCGGACAAGTTCGCGCACATCTGGCTAGGCGAGTACCAAAGAAACTCAGAGGCGCGAGTCTTCCGCAACTGGAAGGTTGAGGAGTTTGATACCGATCCTTCTGCGGTCTTCCGGTTCGGTGCTGACTGGGGCTTTGCCACTGATCCTACCGTTCTCGTTCGCTGCTACATCATCGGGCGGAAACTGTACGTCGATCATGAGGCGTACATGGTCAAGTGCGAGATCCAGAACATCCCGGACCTGTTCATGCGAGTCCCAGAGGCGGAGCGGTACTTCATCACCGCCGATTCAGCCAGACCGGAGACGATTTCCTACCTTAGAAAGCACGGTTTCCCGAAGATCAATGCAGCGATCAAGGGGCCGAAGTCTCTAGAGGAAGGCGTTGAGTGGTTGCAGAACTTCGACATTGTTGTCCATCCAAGGTGCAAGCACCTGATTGATGAACTGACCCTGTACAGCTACGAGGTAGACAAGCTGACGGGGCAAGTCCTGCCGAAACTGGCTGACAAGGACAACCACGTTATAGACGCGCTTCGGTACGCCTGTGAAGGGGCTAGGCGCGCATCGAAACCAAAGGACAAGCCTGCTAGGGCTGTGCCTAACTACGGACCCCAAGGATTCCTAGGTGCCTAAATCCGACACTGAATTTCTGGCTGTAGCGCGTAAGAGGAGAAAGCAAGCCATTGATGCGCTCAACGATTCCAGAAAGGTGCAACTGGAGGATGTTCGCTTCCTCGCTGGAAACTCGGACAACGGCTGGCAGTGGCCGGAGAAGGTACGTCAGTCGCGTTTGAATGACCCCAACGGGGCGCGTCCTGTGCTGACGATCAACAAGCTTCCGCAACACATCAGGCTTGTAACGAACGAGCAGCGGCAGAACCGTCCTAGCGTGAAGGTCTTGCCTGTTGACGATTCTGGAGATCCAGAGGTAGCGGAAATCTTTAACGGAATGATCCGGCATATCGAGGTCAACTCCGACGCTGACGTAGCGTATTCGACTGCCTTCGATAACCAGGTCGCACACGGAGAGGGTTTTGTTCGCCTGATTACCGACTACGTTGATGAGGTCAGTTTCGAGCAGGATATCTTCATCCGCCGAGTGCCGAACCCGTTCGCTGTCGATATGGACCCGAGCATTCAAGACCCGAGCGGGGCGGACGCGGAGTGGGTATTCATTTCCGACATGATGATGGAGGAAGAATTCGAGGCTGAATACCCAGACGCTGAACCTGTGTCTTGGGAGGAAGTTGGGGTAGGGGATCAGTACGAGGGCTGGTTTGACAACGAGAACAAGCGCATTCGGGTAGCGGAGTATTTCTACTACGAGAGCGAGACGCGGAATATCTTGCTCTGGGCTAATGGCGAGGTTTCTGTAGAAGGTGAGGCATTGCCTGAATCTGTTGTTGCTGGTGAAAAGCCTTTGAAGAAGCGCCCGACCAAGGTTCGGACGGTAAAGTGGTGCAAGCTCACCGGCTGCGCGGTCCTAGATAGGCGTGATTGGGCTGGAAAGTACATCCCAGTCGTTCGCTTCGTTGGTAACGAGGTAGAGATCGACGGGAAGAAACAGATTTGGGGCTTGGTGAGGAACGCCAAAGACCCTCAGCGGATGGTGAACTACTGGGCGAGCCAAGAGGCCGAGATTCTCGCCCTTGCGCCAAAGTCCCCGTATGTCGGGGCATCTGGTCAGTTTGAAGGCCATGAGGACAAGTGGCAGAGGGCCAACACGGTCAACTATGCGTTCCTTGAGTATGAGCCTGTTGTGCAGGATGGGGTTGCTGTTCCTCCTCCGCAGCGTAGTGCTCCCCCGATTCCTCCTGCTGGATTCATCCAAGCCAAGCTACAGGCTTCTGATGACCTCCAAAGCACGATGGGTCAATACAATCCTTCGCTGGGGGCTGAAGCCGATGAGAAATCCGGCAAAGCCATCATCGCAAGGCAGCGTCAGGCCGACGTAGGGACGTACCACTATCTAGACAACGCGAACATTGCCATTCGGCACGTTGGCCGAATCCTTGTGGACATGATTCCCAAGGTCTACGACACGCGCAGGGTTGCAAGGATCTTGGGCGAGGACAACGAACCCGACACGATCCAGATAGACCCGAATCAAAGGCAAGCGGTGATGGAAATCACCGACGAGCAAAACGAGATTCGGAAGATTTACAACCCGAATGTTGGTAGGTATGACGTTGTTTCCACTGTCGGCCCGAGCTTCACCACGAAGCGCCAAGAGGCTGCGGAGGCGATGAACCTCGTTCTTCAGGGCAATCCTGGCCTGTGGCAAGTGGCCGGAGATTTGTTCGTGAAGAACCTCGACTGGCCCGGTGCTGAAGAGTTGGCAAAGCGCCTGAAGAAGATGGTCCCTCCGAACCTGCTTGAAGGTGACGAGCCGAACAAGGAAGACCTAGAGGCCAAAGCCGCACAACTGCACGCGGCGGGTGAAATGCTGTCCCAGAAGCAGCAGGAACTCCAGCTTGCGCAGCAAGAGATCGAGAAGGTCAGCAAGACCGCGATGGGTGAGAAAGCCCAAGCCGATAACGCCAAGGCTCAGGCGCAGAAAGTTGTAGACCAACTGAATAGCCAGATTGAAGCCCTTGGCCTACAGAAGCAGATCATGGAGAAGGATATCGCTCTCCAGTCGGCTCAACTGGAGGCGGACCGAGCGAAGATCGTCGCGGAAATGAAGATCCTTGTTAGCCAGTTCAGCGCGAAGATTGACCACATCATGTCCGAGCCTGACGGTGACGAAGACCCCGCCAAGGCTCAAGAGCAGGAGCAGCAGAAAGCCGCAGCGATGGAAATGCACGCTCAGGTGATGGAGGCTCTCTCCAATGCCATTGCCTTGATCTCTGCGCCGCGTAGAACGACGCTCCAGACGGACGAGATGGGCAACCCGGTGGGGGCGATGAGCGAGGTGGCGATTGAGTAACGATAACGACGCTGAATGAGCGACAACGTAGAACTCAACCAAGGTGGTGGCGGGAAGGTAATCCGCACCATCGACAAGTCGAACGTGCAGACGCAAGTCGTCGCGCTATCCGGGGTTCAGGACAGCGGCAATCTTGCGCTTATTCCAGTGACCGGCGAGGGGCATATCGAGGTCGCCCTGCACGCGCCTCGGTTGCCGTTCGGTTCCGTTCACACTGAAAACCTGCATCCGGTCTTTCAATCGGATGGTGTCTACGGGATCAATTCGT